CGGCATTGATTATTTTCACCGCCCTATTTATGACGGGTTATGTGTTCACAATTGCAAAGGCAAAACAAAGCCCTACAATCGATGAAATAGATGCGTTGCTTAGAAAGGTATCAAAAAATGTAGAAAGTGCGGGAGAAGTCACCAAAATGGCTCAAACGATGAATGCCAAGATGGTTGAATCAAAGGTTGCAGAAAAGGAAGCGTTAAAAGCAGATGTTGTTAAGGCACAAGCCAAGGCGGAAAAGTATGCAAAGACCATGATGTACATGGGAATCGACACGGCAATGGCTGATATGGACACCGCATCTATTGAAAACATGTTACGACTAAACGGAATAAAATAATGGCAACAAAGGTTAAGTCAATCAAAGAGACAGCCAAGTGGAAGCCGAAGGCTCCTACCAAAAGACCCGGCGTTGTTTCAAAGAAGAAGAGTTCCTCATTGAAGACCTCTAAAAATTACGTCAAAAAATACAAAGGACAAGGATGAAAAAGATACTCGATATTTTCAAAGGAGACAAAGGCCAGTGGTCGTCTAAACGTTTTGTTGGCATCATCGGTGCATTTGTTTTATTTGGTACCATGGCTCACAACTCCATGTCACCACAAGACATCGCGCCATCCAAAGAGTTGGTAGAGGCAGTAGAGTGGGTGACCATCCTATCGCTAGGCTTTACATCCATTGACAAGTTCAGCGGAAAGAAAAACGATGTCGAAGAGTAATGCATCTATATTGCTGCTACTGTTACTGATCTTCTGTGGTATGGTATACCTAGAGTTTGCCGTACCAAAAACAAAACAGGTAACCCATGGCCCTGCAATACGGATCGTGCAAAAAGAGTTGGATACTTTGTATAAGATCAAACTCAAGTACAAGAAACTCCACGACACCCAGACTATTATTGATCAAAGATATGACACGATATACCTCACTCTTGCTGGTGATACTTCTTGCGGTGCCACAAAGCGCCTCATCGCAATGCATCGATTCCTCGATAGTTGCGGCAAGTAACCACTACCTAATTAAAGGAGCAGAAGCCAGAGAGAACTTGGCCCTGTGCCGGGAGTTCCGCAAGGTGGACAGCGCAGTCATTGCCGAGCAGGACAAGATACAAACCAAGTTACTCGATGAGTTGCAGAAGAGGGATAACAAGATCCACAAACTCAAGCGCATTTGCGTCTCACTTGCTATTGGACTAATATTCTTTATTTTTGTATAAGATGAACCTAACTGAAAACTTCTCATTGCGTGAGTTGACCTACAGTCAAACAGCAATTAAAAACGGGATTCCAAACATCCCCAAAGATCCACAAGTGGCTGAGAACCTAAAGACCTTGTGTGAAAAAGTACTAGAACCTTTAAGAGATGGTATGAAATGCCCAATCAAAATCAGCAGCGGCTACCGCTCACCGGAGTTGAACAAACTTATCGGTGGTGCTAAGGCTAGCCAGCACAATATTGGTGAGGCAGTTGATATTGACTTGGATGGCAAGAACGGCGAATTGTTTTCTTACATCGTTAACAACTTGGACTTTGACCAGATCATCTGGGAGTTTGGTGACGACAAGAATCCTGACTGGGTGCACGTGTCTTACAAATCAACCGGCAATCGCAAGCAATTGTTGAAAGCCTTGAAGGTAAGTGGCAAGACCCAATACCAAGTATTGGACGCAGCAAAATTCAAAAAAAAGAAAGCCGCTAAGTAATCATTACCATCCCCCTCTAATCAAGGGGGATTTTTATTTTTAAAAAAGCCATATATTTGTGGTAATGAATTTAACTCAAGAGCAGTTGGAGACAATCCAACAAATGAATACAGAGTACACGCGTTTGAGAATGAGCATCGCTGATTTCGAAATGAATAAGTACGCTGCATTAAGTGCAATGGAAGCCTTGCGTGAGAAGTTCTCCAACCACGAAAGACTTTTGATCGAACTCTACGGAGCGGATGCGGTCATAAACATGAAGACCGGAGAGATAACAAAGAAGGAAAAAGAATAACAAAATGAAAATTTCACAGTACGCCAACGCCACACCCCTTGGGGTATCTAGCAAGTTGATCGGAACAAACGTTTCCGCTAACGACGAGACTGCTAACTTCACAATCTCCGATGTGTTGGCATTGAGACCCGATGCAGAGATGTATATGATCAACAACACCACTGACACTGTTGTTGCTACTGTCAATGTACCGGTGAAGGTGGAAGGTACAACAACATCAGGCGTATTGTCTGGGTTTACTATGCCATCTAATAACCGATTGACATATACAGGAACAAGTTCTGTTACGGTATTTGCTAGTGTTTCGTTTACTGCTTATCGCACAGCCGGTTCAGATGCTACTATCGAGGCTATCGTATATAAGAATGGTACAACACCGCAGGTGAATACAACCACCAAAACATTGATTACCCTTGATAGAGCATCTGGCCTATCACAGGGATTTATTACATTGGCGACTAACGACTACATAGAATTATGGCTTGTCAATACAACCGATGCTACTGATATTCTCGTTAATACGATGAACTTCAGTGTAGTATAATAGTACGAGTAATTAAATTTAATCTAATCAAATGAAATATGGACATCAGGAAAATAGCGATTGGTCCGGACTACAAGGGGGGTGCTATGCATTATATCGTTGGGCAAAAGGTCCTCAACGACACCAATGAAATACATCTAATCAAGTACGACGAGCGCCGACAATCAATTAAGATTTATATCATCAACCCCAAGAATGAGGTGGTGCTTTGGAAAGAGTTCTCTTCCACTATTCCTGTATCCATAGAATACAACATTAACTATTGATGCAGTCGCCATTCTATTTTATCGCAAGACCAGTTAAGGGAAGACGATACAACAATACCAAAGAGATAGCCGGTATTGAAGTGATCGTTAGCACATCGGAAGAGGACTACAAGTTCTCTAACCGAGAGGCTGAGGTGGTTGAAGTTCCTAGGGGATACCGAGGCCCCATCGTCCCCGGAGATATTTTATTAGTACACCACAATGTTTTCAAATTCTACAACGACATGCGGGGAAACCGCAAGAGCGGGAAAAGTTTCTTTCGTGAAGATTTATTTTTCATCGAACTTGACCAATTTTTCTTATTCAAACACGCAGATGTATGGCACTCATACGACAGATATTGTTTCGTCAAACCCATACCTGCAAAGCACTCTCACATATTCAAGCCGTTCAAAGACGAGCCGTTGATGGGGCAGATGTGGTATCCCAATGAATACCTACTGAGTAAGGGCGTCAACAAAGGGGACATCGTTTGCTTCCAACCCGAAAGCGAGTACGAGTTTGAAGTGGATGGAGAGAGATTGTATAGAATATTCGACCACCAGATAACAATTAAATTATGAACTTTATAGTATTAGACAATGTATTGATTGATCCCGATCTATACGTAAGGGATATCAACAAGCAGGGATTTATAGATGTCAATGACGGTGACAAGGTATTCAAAAACATTCAGCCTCGTCCTAGCCACGATATGTTTGCTCGTATAGTGATGGCTTCTTTAGGGCCGGACTACGACGTGGCGTTTAACTTTGTGCGTAAATCTCCCGAGGGGCAGGAAGAACCCAACTACATCCACAAGGATGACATGATGGGCGATGTGACTGCGATCCTTTACTTGAGCAAGGCTCATCCAAAAGAAGATGGCACCACCATCTACGACGAGGACGGGAATAAGTCGTGTGTGTTTTACTCCAAGTACAACCGCATGATTATATTTGATTCAGAACTCGCGCACTCTAGAAACATATTTGAGAACTTCGGCAAGGACGAAGGAGCAAGGCTAGTGCAAGTGGTGTTTTTGAAAGGTAGGGTATGATAGACAACGATGAAATCAAACTAAGAATCATCAAGGCTGGCTATGCCGCGGTCGACAAGTTGATTATGGTCGCCGAAGAGGATATCATTAAGCCGGGCGAAGATGATGATCTGTCTGCCGATAAGTTAAAGAACGCGGCAGCAACCAAGAAGTTGGCTATATTTGATGCATTCGATATTCTGAACCGGATCACTTCTGAGAAGGAGAATATTGACATGGCTAATAACGGCCCCAAAAAATCAGATTCTAAACGTGGCTTTGCAGAGAGACGATCAAAATAGTTTATACACGGTCCTTGTTGATTACGTTCCGAAGGCCACTCTTAACCACAAGAACGCGGTGAAAGGATGGAGGTACGGCTACAACGAGCAGTGTGATATGGTCGTTATCTCAAAGACAGGACAGATCGGGGAGATATGGAAAGTGTCGGGGCTGATCATCGCCCTACCGCTGAAGCCAGAGAAGGTGAACTCAAGAAGCCCCAAGCCATCCCATCAGTACTGGGAGAGGGCTGAGTATCCAAAAGAATTACAGAGAATACAATCCATCTTCCAGTGGAACGAACTCCCATCGGGGTTCAAAGACAATTGGATTGATTACGTGGAGAGCCAGTACGATTACAGAGACCAAGGCTATTGGTTTATGAACGATGGCGTACCCACTTACATGACCGGCAGCCATTGGATGTATTTGCAATGGGCTAGTATTGACGTGGGGTATCCTGATTATAGGGAAGCCAACAGAATATTCTACATATTTTGGGAGGCATGCGTCGCTGACGAAAGATCCTTTGGTATGATATACTTGAAGATACGTCGTTCAGGATTTTCATTCATGTGTTCGTCTGAGGTGGTGAACACGGCTACGCTTGCAAAGAACTCAAGGATTGGTATTCTATCTAAGACCGGTATCGATGCCAAGAAGATGTTTACCGATAAGGTAGTGCCCATCAACAGCAAGTATCCGTTCTTCTTCAAGCCGGTGATGGATGGTATGGATAAGCCAAAGACAGAATTGGCGTACCGCGTACCTGCATCGAAGATCACCAAGAAGAATATGTACGATGTGACGATGGACGAGGTAGATGGATTGGATACCACCATTGACTGGCGTAACACAGAAGAGAACTCCTATGATGGAGAGAAGTTACTACTATTGGCTCATGACGAATCAGCCAAGTGGACCCGACCAAACAATATCCTTAATAGTTGGGCTGTAACCAAGACGTGTTTGAGGGTGGGTAGCAGGATCATCGGCAAGTGTATCATGGGTTCTACGTCAAATGCTTTGAGTAAAGGTGGAGATAATTACAAAAAACTATATGAGGATTCCAATGCTTCGGTGAGGAACTCCAACAACCAGACCAAGAGCGGGCTGTATAAATTGTTCATTCCAATGGAATGGAATATGGAGGGGTTCATTGACAGATACGGGATGCCTGTGTTCAGAGCACCAAGCAATCCGGTCAAAGGAGTTGACAACGGCATGGTGAAGAATGGCGCGATTGATTACTGGGAGGCGGAGGTAGATTCATTGAAGAACGATGCAGATGCATTGAACGAATTCTATCGTCAGTTCCCACGCACGGAGTCTCACGCATTTAGAGACGAGAGCAAGCAATCATTATTCAACTTGACCAAGATATACCATCAGATAGATTACAATGACTCACAGGTGCTAGCGCACATGGTTACGCGCGGTAGTTTCATGTGGAAGGACGGGATCAAGGACACCAAAGTGATATGGTCGCCAGATAATAAAGGCAGGTTCCTAGTCAGTTGGCTTCCAGATCAGAAGTTCCAGAACAGAATAATCGAGCGCAATGGCATGAAGTATCCCGGCAATGAACACCTAGGCTCGTTCGGGTGTGACTCATACGATATATCGGCGACGGTGGATGGGCGAGGATCAAACGGTGCATTGCATGGGATGACAAAGTTCCACATGGATGATGCGCCATCAAACGAGTTCTTCCTAGAATACATATCAAGACCACAGACCGCGGAGATATTCTTCGAGGATGTGCTTATGGCTTTGGTATTCTATGGGATGCCGGTGCTTGCGGAGAACAACAAGCCACGATTACTATACCACTTGAAGAACAGGGGCTACCGTGGGTACAGCATCAATAGGCCCGACAAGTTACTTCATAAGTTGTCTGCTACTGAGAAGGAGTTGGGTGGTATACCGAACTCATCAGAAGACGTTAGGCAGTCACACGCATCAGCAATAGAATCACATATCGAGAAGCACGTTGGCTTTGACTTCGAGGGTAAATACAGGGATCCGGATTTGATTGGGTCAATGCCATTCAACAAAACGCTAGAGGATTGGGCCAAGTTTGACATATCAAATAGAACCAAGTTTGATGCATCTATCAGTTCGGGATTGGCGATCATGGCAAATCAGAAACACCTATACATGCCAGAAAAAAAAGAATCAAAAATAAGCATTACTTTTGCTAGGTACACAAACCAAGGTAATACAAGTGAACTCATTCGATGAAGGATGTCTTAATTAATATAACTGCAACAGGATTCCCAACTCAGTTTGTCTCTGACTCAGAGAAAGCATCAGATGAGTATGGGCTACAAATAGGGCAAGCCATACAATACGAATGGTTCCGTAAGGACGGCAATCAGTGTAGGTTCTATGGCCAATGGAAAGATTTCCATAGACTTAGGCTCTATGCTCGTGGAGAGCAGTCCACCCAGAAATACAAGAACGAACTCGCCATTGATGGTGATCTTTCTTATTTGAACTTGGATTGGACTCCGGTTCCCGTTATCCCAAAGTTTGTGGATATCGTTGTGAACGGCATGTCAGATCGTATGTTTAAGGTAAAGGCTTACGCCCAAGACGCAATGTCTCAAGCAAAGCGTAGCAAGTACCAAGACATCATTGAGGCTCAGATGGTGTCTAAAGACATTTTGGAAATCATCCAAAGCAAGACAGGCATCAATGCATTTACCATGGATCCAGAGCAATTGCCAAACAATGACGAAGAGTTGTCATTGTACATGCAGTTGAATTATAAGCCGGCCATTGAGATTGCAGAAGAGGAAGCCATCAATACAATCCTTGACGAGAACAAGTATCTCGACTTGAGAAAGCGTATCGATTACGATATGACTGTACTTGGTATTGGTGTAGCAAAACATGAATTCCTTTTGGGATCCGGCGTACAAGTTTCTTACGTTGATCCTGCAAACGTGGTTTACAGTTATACTGAAGACCCATACTTTAAAGATTGTTTTTATTGGGGAGAAATTAAAACAGTACCTATCACAGAGTTACTGAAGATAGACCCCAAATTAACAAACACAGAATTAGAAGAAATATCCAAGAGTGGTCAGGGCTGGTACGACTACTACAACGTAGGCCAGTTCTATCAGAACAGCATTTTCTTCAGAGACACGACCACCCTTTTATATTTTAATTATAAAACCACTAAGAAGATTGTTTATAAGAAGAAGTACTTAGAGGGCGGTGGTGTTCGTTACATTGAAAAAGAAGACACTTTCAATCCACCAACAGAGATGATGGAGGATGGAAAGTTTGAGCGCGTAGAAAAAACTATCGACGTTTGGTACGAGGGTGTCATGGTCATGGGGACAAACTACTTGCTTAAGTGGAAGATGTCCGAGAACATGGTTCGTCCAAAGTCTTCTTCTCAACATGCACTACCTAACTATGTAGCATGCGCTCCGCGTATGTACAAGGGAGCGATTGAATCTTTGGTGCGTAGGATGATTCCTTTCACTGACTTGATTCAATTGACTCACCTGAAGTTACAACAAGTAATTGCTCGTACAGTACCTGACGGTGTATTCATTGATGCCGATGGTCTTAACGAAGTGGATCTTGGTACAGGAAACGCGTACAACCCAGAGGATGCTTTGAGATTGTACTTCCAAACAGGTAGTGTTATCGGTCGTAGTTACACCCAAGATGGGGACTTCAACAATGCAAGAGTGCCTATCACTCAGTTGACTTCCAACTCTGGTGCTGCTAAAACGCAGATGCTAATCGCAAACTACAACCACTACATGGACATGATACGCACCGCTACAGGACTCAACGAGGCCCGTGACGGTAGTAACCCAGACCCGAACTCATTGGTTGGCTTACAGAAGTTGGCTGCGCTTAATTCAAACACAGCAACTCGCCACATCTTAGATGGCGGTCTATACATATTCAGATCAATCGCGGAAGCATTGACCTATCGTGTGGCTGACATTCTTGAGTACGCTGATTTCAAAGATGACTTCATCAGTCGTATCGGAAAGTACAATGTGTCTATCTTAAATGAAATCAAGGACTTATACATTTATGACTTTGGTATTTTCTTGGAGATAGCACCGGACGAAGAAGAGCGCGCACAACTTGAAGCCAACATACAGATGGCTTTGTCTAAGGGTGACATCAATCTTGAGGATGCAATTGATATCCGCGAGATAAAGAACCTTAAGATGGCAAACCAATTGCTGAAGGTTAAGCGTGTCAAGTTGCAAGAGCAGAAGGACAAGATGGCTATGATGCAGCAACAGATGACCGCACAGCAGAACATGGAGTTGCAACAGATGGCTTCACAGTCTGCCCTTCAGAAGATTCAAGCAGAAAGCCAAGCCAAGATGCAGATCAAACAAGCCGAGGTGGCTTTCCAAATTGAGATGTTGAAGGCAGAGGCAGGTCTTAAGCAGCAGTTGATGGCCGAGGAGTTCAGATACAACATGACTCTTGCTGGTATGGACGAGCAGCAGATCTCTAGCAGAGAGAAATCTAAAGAAGACGCTAAGTCAAAGAGAATAAGCCAGCAGAACAGCGAGCAATCGAAACTAATTAATCAGCGCAAGAACGACTTGCCGCCAATCAACTTCGAGTCCACAGAGGATTCTCTTGATGGCTTTGATTTGTCAGTATTCGAGCCTCGCTAAACGATATTGAAAAAAATACATAAATTTGTAAAAATTAAATCTAATCAAAATGGAAATCCAAGTAAGAGAAGTAAAGGCTATTGAGGCCAAAGGAGTGCAGGAACTCGAGAGAGAGTTGCTAGAGAAACACGAAGAGCAAGTCAACAACGTTGATCCCGCTCCAAGTCTAGAACCAGATCCCGAACCGGCTCCCGAACCGATACAGGCTGAACTTCAAGAGCAAGACGTTCTTTCTTATATTAGCAAACGCTACAACAAGCAAATCAATTCTTTTGATGATTTGATGGCTGAACGTTCCGACGAGCAATTGCCCGGGGAGGTATCAGCATACTTGAATTACCGCAAGGAAACAGGCAGAGGCTTTGAAGACTTCATCAAGTTGAAGGAAGACTTCGATGCCATGACACCTGACGATATCCTTCGCAGTTACCTCAAGGCCACACAGGATGGATTGGATGCTGATGATATTGATGTCATGATGGAAGACTACTCATACAATGAGGACTTGGACGACGACTCAACTATCAGAAAAGCCAAACTATCCAAGAAAAAAATGGTTGCAGAAGCCAAGCAGTACTTCAACTCTCAAAAAGAGAAATACAAAACGCCCCTTGAGTCAAGTACGGCGAACGTTTCTCCAGAAGAAAAAGAAGAATTGCAGGCTTACAAGCAATATATATCGCAGGCAAAAACTATGGATCAAGAAGCCGAGCGTAAGCGTGAGTGGTTTTCAAAGAAGACCGACGAGGTATTTAACAATGAGTTCAAAGGTTTTGAATTTAAGTTAGACGACCAAGTTTTACGATTTACACCGGGGGATGCTGCTGAATTGAAGAAAGCCCAACTGACACCAACGAACTTCATATCGAAGTACTTGGATAAGGATGGGATGATCAATGATGCAACAGGTTATCATAGAGCGCTAGCGGTAGCAATGAATCCCGAAAGGTTTGCCAAGTACTTTTATGAACAAGGCAGATCAGCCGCGACTGATGATGTTACTCGCAGAATTAAGAACATTAATATGAGCGAGAGACAATCACCCCAGCCGATGGCGAGTGACGGGTTCCAGGTTAAAGTGGTTGATCCTGATGCCGGCAAAGGCTTAAAAATCCGAAGTATCAAAAAAATCTAAAAACTAAACTAAACTAAACTAAACTACAATGGCAGTTTTATCCACCCCGACCTATCAGCTGCAGCCGAGTGCGCAGCAGGTCCCCCTATCTACTAACTACATTACCGACTTCAACTTCTTGAACCAGTATCTTCCTGATACTTACGAGAAAGAATTTGAGCGTTACGGTAATCGTACTATCTCTTCTTTCTTGCGTATGGTTGGCGCCGAAATGCCATCAAACTCAGATATGATCAAATGGGCTGAACAAGGCCGTTTGCACATCAAGTACATTAACTGTACTACAACTGTTTTGACTACAGCCGATACTGCAACTTTCACTATCAATGATGTATTGGTTCCTAACCGTGCTGCTATTGGTTTGACTGCTGGTACTATCGCTTTGCGTGTAGGCCAAACTGTTGTGATTACTCCTAACGTTGCTGGTCCTACCCAGAACAAAGGTATCATCACTGCTGTTAACACTAGTGCTGCTACTATCGATGTTGCTTTCTACGAAGCAGCCGGTATGACTAACGCATCTGCTGGTAACACTTTCACTATCTTCATCTACGGTTCTGAATTCAAAAAAGGAACTAACGGAATGCAAGGTTCTTTGGAAGCAGAAGATGAAATCTTCGACAACAGCCCTATCATCATCAAGGACAAGTATGCTGTATCTGGTTCTGACATGGCTCAGATCGGATGGATTGAAGTTACTACTGAAAACGGAGCATCTGGTTTCTTGTGGTACTTGAAGTCTGAGCACGAGACTCGTTTGCGTTTCGAAGATTACTTGGAGACCGCTATGATTGAAGCAGTTCCTGCCGTTAGCGGATCAGGTGCTGTTGCTGCTGGTTTCAAAGGTTCTGAAGGTGTGTTCTATGTTGTGAACGACCGTGGAAACGTTTGGGGTGGTGGTAACCCAACCACTTTGGCTGACTTCGATTCTATCGTTTCTCGTTTGGACAAACAGGGATCTATCGAAGAGAACGTAATCTTCGTAAATCGTGATTTCAGTTTCGACATCGACGATATGTTGGCTACCTTGAATGGTTACAATGGATCAGGTGCTTCTAACGCTGCCTCTTTCGGTTTGTTTGAGAACGACGTGAACATGGCATTGAACCTTGGGTTCAGCGGATTCCGTCGTGGTTATGACTTCTACAAGACAGATTGGAAATACCTAAACGATCCTACAATGCGTGGTGGTTTGACTTCATCTACTACAGGTGCAAGTACTGCAAACGTTATCACTGGATTGTTGGTTCCTGCTGGTTCTACAACTGTTTACGATCAGGTATTAGGTAAGAACGCCAAGCGCCCTTTCTTGCACGTTCGCTACAGAGCAACTGCTACAGAGGATCGTCGTTATAAGACTTGGATCACAGGTTCTGCCGGTGGTGCTGCTACTAGCGACTTGGATGCTATGGAAGTTAACTTCTTGTCTGAGCGTTGTGTATGTACCTTGGGTGCTAACAACTTCGTATTGTTCCGTTACGGTGCTTAATCACTAACGAAATAAAAAAGTTGATTCATTTAATCTGGAGAGTGCTGGTAACGGCGCTCTCCTTTTTAAAAAGTAAAAAATCATATCAAATTATATCATGAAAAAACACGCAACACCCGTAGACAAAGTCTACAAACTAATTCACTCATCTCCCCTTTCATTTACTATTCCTTCAAGGAGTACTAGGAGATTCCCATTATTGTGGTTTGATGAAGACCAAAATACTAACCGCCCATTGAGGTATGCGATAAACCAAAAGAGCCCATTCGAGGATGAGCAAGATGGTAATCCACTCATTGAGCCTGTGATATTCGAAGATGGTATGCTTCGTGTTCCAAAGAACAACCCAGTCCTTCAGCAGTTTTTGTATTATCATCCGATGATGAACACCGTATTCGCGGAAGTAAACCACGAGAAAGACGCTCAGTCAGAAGTGGAATTCTTGAACGAGGAAGTGGATGCTTTGATTGAAGCACGTTCATTGACCATCGATCAATTGGAAAATGTATCTCGAGTTTTGTTTGGTAAAGACCCAGCGGTCGTGAGTACTGCCGAATTGAAAAGAGATGTATTGATTTACGCCAAGCAAGATCCAAGAGGATTCTTGAACTTGATCAATGATCCAATGTTGAAACTAGAATCCAATGTACGCAAGTACTTTGACGGAAAGGTTTTAGCATTCAGAAACGGAAACAAGGAAGTTTGGTTCAACACCCCTTCAAGCAAGAAGAAGATGATCAACATTCCTTTCGGATCAGATCCCTACGTTGAGGTTACTTTGTACCTACAGACCGACGAAGGTATTGATGCATTGAAACTTCTAGACAAGAGTCTAGAGATGATCTAATAAACTTTATTTCTTATCAATGAGAGGGGGCAAACGCTCCCTCTTTTTTTTTGTTTATCTTTGCTTTAAACAATAACATGATTAATGAAGTAAGAAATACCGTGTTGTCCATATTGAATAAGAACAATTACGGATATATATCTCCATCAGACTTCAACTTGTTTGCTAGTCAAGCGCAGATGGAATTGTACGAAGAGATGTTTTCTGCCTACAATAAGATCATCATAATGGAGAACAGGCGCGAGTCTGGTACTGACTATGCGGACTTAAAAAGAACTTACGAAGAAGCGATGGAACTTTTTATTTCCAACAACCCTCTTCAAAACTTTGCAGGCAGCGTGTTCTTGCTACCAAGTTCAGCAACTACTGGCGACGAGTACTATATGATAGTAAAGATTATATGCTATCCAACGGTACTAGACAGTGGAGCCAATACTTCTGTGGTATCTTTTCAGTTGGTTGATAGTGGTGCTACTTTCACGACAGCAGGGATTGTTGCCGGAGACGTGGTAGTTAATACCACCACAAATACAGTGGCCAATGTAGTATTGGTTTCGAGCAACACAGTTTTGTTGTTGGACAATAACATATTCACCACCACTCCTGCTAACTTCTTGGTATTAAAAGCAAGCGCAGCAGTGGAGGCAGAGAAGTTGACGCAATCAAAATCAACATTGTTGAACACGTCAATGCTCACAGCCCCATCAACTTTATTCCCTGCGTACACACAGCAGGCCAATGTAATGACAATCACACCTGTGAGTTACAAGGTTCCGGGCCAAGTGATTGCTAACTACTTCAGAT